CCGGAGGTCGGTGAGGAGATTGAGAAGTAGGGCATCAGTCAGCGCTCACGAGGTTGGCGTGGATGCGGCGCGTGCGTTGCAACCGGTCGGCCCAGTTCCAGCAATTGTCAGTCAGTGACGGCTTGATCACCTCGTAAGTGAGGCGCTTGCCGTTTTCGATGTGGATGATCCGATCGCCCACTCGAGGCGACTCAGGAATCTCGTCGACACCCACGAAGAAGGCTTTCGTGTCGAGCCGAATCACTTGCCCAGCGGCGTCGATGCCCTCCCACTTCGTGCCGCCGATCGTTGCCTTGACGGTGCGGCCAAACATGCTGTTGGCGGGGCGCCATTCTGCGTCGACCGACAGGAACTTCTTCCGCTGGTCTTCAAACCACGACGTCCCGTTCGCGATGAGGTCGGCCACCGTCTACCTCCAAGGGAAGCGAGAGGGCGGCGGCGGGCGGAAATACCGTCCGCCGCCGCCTCTCCATGCTCAGTCAGACCAAGCTCAGGAGCCCGGCCAGAGGAGGACGCTGACGGTCGCGTCGGTCGTCGCAGGCTTCTTCGCGACGTAGCCGGCCTGAACGCCAGTCACGCCGGTCACCGCCTGGGCGTTGTACCAGTACACCTTCGACCCCTGCGCGTAGTCGGTGCCTGCGCCGGTCGGCTTGGGAAGGCCGAAGACACGCTGCACCGACACCGCACCGAGAGCGTTCGCCGCGATCGGCCGCGGGGCGACCGAAAGCATCGTCCCGATCTGAATCGGCTGGCCGCCGGTCACCGCGCTCGACGGGGTGTAATCGAAATTAACCCCGACCTGTCCGTAGTCTGCCACTTGGATCACCTACCTTTCGTGTTCCTAGAGCTTGATGTATGTCAAGCCCCGGGGTGACGCGATGCCACCCCGGGGCTACGTTTGGCGTGAGGGTCAGGCAGTCCGCATGCCGAGCGTGGAGAGCGGTTCGCTCTTGATCACGCCGAAATCCATGTACCCCCGCATCTGGACCCCGAGCATCTGGTAGTCCGCGGCGACCTGTTCGATCGTCGGGACTTGCTGCCCGTTGAGGAACACGACGTCGAGGGCGGGGAGGTCCGCACCGTCCGCCATGAGCCACCAAGTCGTCGCAGAGGTGAGGTAGTTGCTCACCACCACGCGATACCGACCGCGGAGCACGTTCGTTGACGGGGCCTTGCTGGCCGAAGCACCAACACCGTCAGCGATGAGCAGCGAACTCGTCATCAGTTCCGCCGCCGTGATCTCGAGTTCCGGCGGCACGAGCAGCAGGCTCGGAGCGATTCCCAACGGATTGCCGTCGGGGTCGTTGAGCTTGCGATACGCCGTGGCCGCGGTCTTCAGGCTCGCCAGGGAGAGGGCGTTCCCGGCAGCAGCGGTCACCTTTTGGAAATAGGTGTCGTTGCTGGACTGGAACTCACCCCAGATCACATCGTTGAGCGATAGCGCCGCACCGCGCCCGATCCGTTGCGGGATCTGCGAGAGTGCATTGAGGTCGTCATTGATGATTTCCTGCCTAGTCAGGCTGGTTCCGATCCCATAGGTGTCCGCATTCACGCTCCGCTTGTAGTCGGAGCCTGCGGCAACCTTGATCTCCCCGGCAGTCCCGATCTTCTGGAACTTGAACGAGCCGTTGAGTCGGAACATGTTGATCGACTTGAAGTCGCTCACGCTCCGGATCGCGGACACGTTCTGCCAGGTGCTCTCCACGGCGTTGAACCCGGAGAGCAGGAACTTGTTCACGACCGCCGAGAGGAGGTCGCTGATCTGGTGCGTGGCGAAGGACGCCTGAAGCACCTGGCCGAGGTTCCCGCTCGACAGCCGGTCAGACCCGGAATAGCCGTTCGCCTTCGCGGCGCGGACGAGCACCTCCGAGATGGAGATTGTCTTCCGCACCTTGTCGGCAGCCTCAAGCGTCCGCTCGTCGAACGACTCGTCGACGTTTGGAAGCCCCGCCTGGAGGCAGAGGGCGGCCTCGACCACCTTCTCGCCGCGGGGGGGCTCGGCGACATGGATACCGACGGAGCCGGCTCGAGACATCCGGAGTTCCATGAGTTCCAGGCGCTTGGCCTGTTCCTCGCGAGCTGCCCGCTCCTTGGCGAGCTCGGCGCGGAGGACGTCGGTGGCACCCGGGGACTTGTCGTCCGCCGCGGCGCCGTCGCCGCCCTTTGCCTCAATGCCGAGGGTTTGCGTGATGACGGGCTTCTCCACGGCGCCAGTCGCCGCGGCTTCCACCTTGTCGGTGGGCTGGGGGTTGGCGTTGTCCGCCATATGGAGATCCTCCTTCGCGAGTTCCGCCGCGATGCGGGTCGACGTATTGGCGTCGGCTCCCATCAAAACGATTGACACCTCCCTGAGATTCGACGCGCGAACCACAGAGATCGGACCAACGAACTCCCGGCCGTTCACCATCACCTTCTGGCCGGAATCGACGTTTTCGATTCGATGGATGTCGGCGCCGATCGACGCCTGCCACCGCATCCCCTTTTTCGCGAGCGCGATCACCCGCTCCGCAGTTGGGCCTTCTCCGATAAGGTCGCCAGACAGCGACAGGACGCGACCGTCATTGGTGATGGAGTTCGATTGCCCCAGCACCGAGTCGAGCGACCCCGCGTCATGCCCGTAGAGGATCGGCACGTTCTTTGCCGACATGCCGGCGAGGTCAACGACGAGCGGGTTCCTCGACCACCCCTGGCGGATCGATGTTCCGGTGTAGGCTTCGATGCTGAACGTCGGCGTCCGCGCGGAATCGCCGTCCATCGCGCGGAGGTCGAAGTCCGCCGAAAGCTTGAGCGAGTTGTCGGTTGCGTGTGTCGCGTTGGTCATCTCAGTCGAACTCCATCAGTACGAGGTCATCGAGATCCGAGTCGTCCCAGGCATCGAACTCGTCGCCCATGTCGTGGCCCCCCTGGTGTTGTCCGTCCTCCTCTTGTGTGTCAGTCGTTGACCGTGGCCGCATCGTCGGCCGGCGGATTCGCCGTCGGCGCCTTTGCGGTCGGAGCGGGATCGTCGAGCCCGAGCTCGCGTATCAGCGCTTTCTCGGCGGCTCGTTGGCGAAGGACGCGACGCCAGTCGTCGCCCAACTTCGCGCACTCGTCGGAAAGGGTTGTCGTGTTGTTCAAGAGGCGGATCGTCTGTGCGTCGGCTTCCTTGACGGGGTCAACGTGCTCCCACCCCTGCCAAATCCACCGCCACTTCCACTCAGCCACAGGCCCGAGCCCGTCGGGGAGCAGGCCAGGCACAAGCGCCGCCTCGTCGAGCCACCCCTTGAGGAGCGGGTCGAGCACGTTCCGCTCGCTCTCGCGCCTCAGCGAATTGATGTGCTTCCGATACACGAGGTAGTCGCCCCGCATCGACGAGTAGTTCGCACTTGAGGAGTCGAGAGCGGCGACGATAAACGGCATGTTGAGGCAGCGCGCGATCTCGTTGATCAGCGACCTGCGAAATTCAGCGAACGTAGCCGTCGGGTGTTCCGGCTTCATTTGCGTAGCGTCCCACCCGTCGGGCAGCGCCATTGCCATCCCGCGAACGATTGGCATCGTGTCCCAGGTTGGCACTGGGGTCATTCCGCCGTCGGTTCCGGGGACGTTGGTGTGGATGAGAGCGGCGAAGTCGGCCGCTGTTTCCGCAGCCGTCACGGTAGCGAGCGTGTAGCGTCGCAGGAGCGCGAAAAGCTCCAGGGCAGGCACGACCTCACCGACTCCGCGGTGCTGGCCTGGCCGGACGCAATGCGCCCAATGCAGCATCCGGTCGGCGTTTACCCACTGCCCCTTGTTGATGCCCGTCCACCCCAGGGATCCCGGGTGGTGATCAAGGACATGCCATTCGGTGATATTCCCGTGTTGGTCTACGCGGAGTCCGTCGATTGAGCCGAGCTCAAGGATCCACGTTGGGTTGGCGATTTGGTCGGCTTCGTAGAGGCGGAAGTCGAGTTGGACGCCCTCAAGCTTGGGGTTGTTGACCTTCAGCGCAAACGCTTCGCCGTCGACAGCGCGCGACCATCGCATCGTCTTGAGCTTCGACGCGAGGTCGATAGCCTCCGTCCACTCGGAGACGTTTTCTTCGACCGACCGGACGCGATCGTCCTCCGGCTCAACCCCTGGCACCTCGAGTTGGAGGTGGGGGCCGGTTCCGACAACGTCGGTGCAAAGCGTGGAGAGCATGCCGGCGAGGAACGGATTGTTGGTCGCCTCATACCTTGCCCTGACTCGGAGCGTCCGCCGGACACCCGGGTGCAGCGCTGCATCGGCCGAAAGCCAGTCAGCCTGCGACCAGTGCCGCTGGTTGAGGGGCGTCGTCTGCGCGGCATCGTACCGGGCCTGCACCGCTGGCTGCGGCGAGGTCGGTCGGGCGCGACGGAGGAAGCTCAGGAAGCCCATGTCAGAAATAGGGTCCGTAGCCGGGAAGGCCGCCCAGGCCAGGGGGCGGATAGACATCCGATTGGGCTGTCGGGTCGGCAGAATTCGATGCGTTGGGCGGCACGACCTGCGCGAACCGCAGGGCGCCGAACGGAGACGACTTCACCGACAGCATCTGAAGCGCGAACTTCGCAGCTGCGACCTGTTCGATAAGGTCGTGTTGCTCAACCTCGCCAGCCTCGGTGCGCGCCCGCTTGGGCTGCGCGAGGTTGTTGGCGAGCGCGTTGATGATGTCTTGCGAGTCGGCCACGGCGATACTCCAAGGGCGCGGTCCTCGACCGCTGCCTTTAGTGTACCACTGTTCAGGTCACGCTCGACCCATGCGGCGCAGTAACTCTTCGCGCTTCTGCGCCATCTCTTCCCGGGAGATGCTTTTGCGCGTCGCCCCGCCCCCCGCGCGCGGCTCAGTGCCGACGGCGCTCACGCCCGAATAGCTCCCCGCCACCGCCGCCCCAACGATGCAGTCGAGGAGATGGTTGTCGCGACCGGGGATCAGCCGCCATTCGTCAACCACGCGCCCCTTCGCCTCCACTCGAGTCGGATACTCGCTCGTCAACTGCTCGGCGAGCATGGAGTGGTCGCCGGAATGGATTGTAAATGCCTGCGGGTCGGCGGCCGGGAGCTTGCACCGCGCTGCCAGGAATGTCTTCCACGAGTTTGTGTCATAGAGGACATGCCGCTGTCGGTGGATTGTCGATGTCCGCCAATGGCTTCCCACCCGCTCGCCGCGATCGGGCTTTTTGTCACTCAACGTCGAGCCGGAGGCGCCG